GAAAATTAGTGTCTTCAGTGACAATATAAATCTTGTCGTGGTTGCTGAACTTAACAAAGCTACCTCTAGGGAGTACACCTACACTAACCGCCGAAGAACTGGACGCAGCAACGATTATTTGACCGTTCATGCCACCGTGGATACTACAGTTATAGTAGTAGGTTCCTGCTGTGTTGGGAGTCCAACTAACAACGCCGCTCTGTGTTCCTTGTCCAGTTGCAGCAGGTGTGCTGACTTGGTTACCTGTGCCTGTAGTGTTAACAGTATTGATGTAGAAAGGGTGTCCTGAAGCACTCACGCTAAAGTTAACTGTTTGGCCTACTGTCATAGAGACCGTGGCGTTACTGCCTGTGACCGAGCCGCTAAATACATAGGCAGAGCCACCGGAATTGGTAACCCCTATCGCTAGGGCTGCGGGTGCGGCAGGGGCGTTAGATACTACCACTTGGGTAGCCCCCGCTACTGCTGCTGAAGCAATTCCAAGGGATAACAGGTTGGTGGCCCCACTAGTAGGCGCAATGTAATTGTCTACATCGGTTACACTAGTTAATTGGGGCATCACCATAGTTCCTGCAGTCTCTAAATCTTTAAAAGAACTAAGAAACAAGTCAGCTTGATTACTAGGGTCAGCTACAACATCGAAAGAAAGTTCCCACCGTTGGTATCCTTGAGAAGCCCTTTGGGTCTTTAAAGATACTGTGGTCATATCAAACATAGGTTCGTTTGATGAGATATTTAGCGGTGCAAGTATCTGAGCACCTTTATAGTAATAAGTTGACATAGTTAATTCCTTTGATTAGATTTGTTCTTCGATAAACATCCTTACTAGGTCAGCTACGATGTCTGAGCGTACAATGTCGTCTACACCGAACTGAATTACGGGTAATGGTATACCAGCTTTATTTACCTTATGACAGAACTCTACTAAGTCCCGTCCGTCTCTTACGTCTGACTGTGCAGGGTCGCCCATAAGCACTAGCTTAGAACCATGTCCTAAACGAGTTGTGATTGCTTTAAGTTCGTCCATGCAAAGATTCTGTGCTTCATCTACAAGAACTAAAGAGTTCTCAAAACTTCTTCCACGAATCGTTTCGATTGGTTGTATCTCAATTTCCTCCTTATTGAGCATGTATTCATACTTACCTTTGCCAAAAGCCTTCTGAAAGACTTCTAACATAGGTAACAACCAAGGGGTCATTTTCTCTGCAATAGTTCCTGGAAAGTGTCCAAGACTTTTGCCCGTTGGTACGTTAGCGCGAGTAATGACTAGTTTGTCATACTTACCCTTCATGAAGAGTTGCGCTACCGTTCCCGCACTGCAATACGTCTTACCAGTGCCAGCACAGCCTATCGTAACTGTGATAGGGTACTGCTTGATGGCCTGAATCAATCGGTCTTGTTTATCATTCTTAGGGATGACATTAAATCGATTCAGTTGATGAACGTTTGTGTCTTGTTCTTTACGTTCAGACTTTTCAGCGTAGCGAGATTTGCGTTTTGACATAAAAGCTTCCTTTAGTAAATTATCACTTCACTATCTTCTTTATCTACAAGCTTTGGCAGACAGTAGGCTATAGCAAAGTGCCTTTGGGTAATAAGAGAGCCGTAGCGCCGTACAAGCTCCCGCGCATGGTAATTACAATCGTTAATATTATGGAAGAGCATAGGCTCTGTTTCTACAGGCTTTGAACCTAAGAATATGAGTAGAGCAAATACGTGTACCATACTACTTTCCTTTATACAGGTTCAATGGGCCAAGTTATTGTATTAGGAAAGCCAGCCTGTGCTGGAACATCCCTTAGAGCCGCTCTGTAAGTAGTCCATTCACTTGTGATACGGTCTGCTAGAGCCATAGCATCAGAAGCCGCTAGTAGAACGTCTCGCTCTGCTCTTACCGATATAGCTCGCATAGGAGTCATGTCCGGCTGTGTTTCTTGAAAGTCAGGCCAGTCAGTTACAACGGCAGCGTCATCAAACACTGCACCATCGCCTGTAGTTTTGTTGTAAAATACTTTAGTCATTTGTTTATTCCTTTATACATGATAGACTCTTAGGTTACCTGCTGCTCCATTACCGCGAGACGCCTGTGAAGCGTTTGAGTAGTAACCGTTTACACTGCCACCACCACCTCCGGGAACTACACCGTGGAATGGTGAACCAGAAGGAGTGCCTCCTTGACCGCCACCGATACCAGCACCGCCATTACCTGCATAAGTTGATACAAGTCCACTGGCAGTAGTATTGGCGTCATAATTAGTATTTTGACCATTTCTGGCTGCAAATACTTCAGAAAAGGTTAGTGCGTCTTTTATTGCAACAAGGGAGGGTACTTGAGGTTGTGCAATCAAATTAGTTGAAGGGGTAACTGATGATACAACGTTGAAAGTAGCTGAATTCCCGACAGTAGAAAATTGTCTGCCATCCGCTAAAACAATCTTTGACTCACTAGCACCCAAGGCAGAAGTTGAACCTGCACCAATAGTGTAAACTGCATTGTGTAAAGTACTCGCGGCTCCATAAACTAATACGGCACCTCCACCCTTACCACCCTGAGTAGTAAAGCTGCCATTGTAGCTAACTTCTGACTTGCCACCGCCACCTACAAGGTAAGCCCAAAGAAAGTCATCATCAGCTAAAGAGCCTTTAGTCCATGTTCCACTTGTACTATAGGTGTTGGTTGGTGAAAGCCAATTACTAGGGATAACAGGCAATGCTGTACCCGTTTCGATAGTTCCCCAAACATAAGCACTATTACCAGCATTACGTTGAAGTACTTGTCCTGCTGTTGCTCCAGTAGGTAGACCATCGCCCCATTCGTAGGCGCTATTCCCTGCGTTGCGTTGTAATACTTTCCCCGCCGTGGCTCCTGAAGGTAACGTGTCTCCAATAGCTTCCCATGCGTAGGCCGTAGCCCCTGCGTTAACTTTAAGTACTTGACCTGCAGAGCCAATGGCGGTAGGTACATCAGATGCAAAGTTAGCCATATCCCTTATTCTTGTCATTGTTTAATTCCTTTGTTATACATGGTAGACTCTTAGTGAACCGTTTGCGCCAGCGCCCCCAGTTCCTCCTGAGTTACCTGCACCACCCCCTCCAGGAGCAATACCTGCTGCACCTTGAGAAGAATGACCGCCATTACCTGCAAAAAGACTTGTGCCTTGTACGCCTCTTATTGCGCCACCGTAAGAAGGAGCACCTTGACCACCTGCAAAAACCGATAGTGTTGCACTTGAGCCACTACCTCCTCCTGCGTTTGAACCACCACCAGCGTCATGGAACATATGCGTGTATCCTGTTGGCAAAGCAGAAGAAAAAGTTTCAGTACCTTGTTGTAGGCTTGTTAAACTTCCACTAGTATTAATAACGTTATTTTTTCCAACACCTCCTGAAATTGCTCCGTAATTACTATGCGTTAAGAACACGCGTGAGCCATTAGAAGACGTTAGAGTGAGCGTACTTGAGCTAGGTGTTAAGTTTCCGCTCCCACCACCAGAATAACTTGTTCCGCCTGCCCTACCTGCTGCGATAACGTAGGTGGCTCCGTTGAAGTCTTTGGCTTTAGCCCAAATAAGCGTAGCCCTTCCTCCTCCGGCCCCCCAAGATTCAGTGTTATTACCTGCACCGCCGCCGCCACCTCCGAGTAAATAAAACCAAACATAGTCGTTATCAGAAAGAGAACCTTTAGACCAAGTTCCACTGGTTGTATAATTTTCAGACGGTGAGTTCCAGTCGGCAGGAAAAGTTACGTTAGAATAACCACTAGCAATAGTTCCCCACTCGTAGGCGGAGTTACCTGCGTTACGTTTTAATACTTGTCCAGCAGCAGCGCCAGAAGGGAGGGTATCCCCGATGGCTTGCCACTCATAAGCGGTTGCTCCAGCGTTAATCTTAAGGACTTGACCCGCCGAGCCTATGCTGGTAGGTACATCAGAAGCAAATTCTGCCATATCCCTTGCTGTTGTCATTTGTTTATTCCTTTATACATGATAAGCTCTGAGGTTTCCTGCTGCCCCTACATAGCCTGTGCCGCCTCCTAGTTTTGCAGAAGCACCGCCTCCTGGATATATACCATTAGCGTTTTGCGCACCATTACCAGCAAAGATAGATGTGCCTGGAGTGCCGATACCTTGTCCATTATACCCTTGAGAGTGACCTGAACCACCACCACCACCTATTACTGAGTGGTGTCCTCCGGTTCCCCCGTGGTCGCCACCATTGGCTCCGAAGTATGAGCCTATTGGGGTGCCTGTTTGACCTCCAGCTGCTATATCTATGCTAATACTATAAGCGCTGTGGGGGTTGGGTGCGGAAAGAGTTATCCCGACAGCTGTCGCCGAAGGTGCTGCAAAAGCGGCAGGAACAGGGTAAATAACATTAATAGAGTTACTAGTATAAACCGTACCCCCGTTACCAGAGGAAAGGGTGATAGTAGTTGCAGTTCCACCAGAACCGCTTTGGCTACCGTTAGCGCCACCAGCACCGCCTGTGCCAATAACGTAAGTAGCACCATCCCATTGAGCAGCTGTGAGGTATACAAGAGAGGCATTGCCTCCACCCCCGCCATTTCCTGTGTGGCCTCGATTTCCACCACCGCCACCGCCACCTAAGAGATACATCCAAACACCTGTGGTTCCATCCACTGCGCCTTTAGACCATGTACCTGAAGTAGCATAAGTGTTGGTAGGGCTAGCAAAACCTGAAAACATGTCAGGCTCAGGCAAATAAATACTTGGTCTCTCAACCCACTCGTAACCATTACCTGCTGCGTTTACTGTTAAGAATTGTGCTGCTGTTGTGCTTGATGGGAGGTTAAGCCCTGCAGAACCCCATTCATAAGCGGAGTTACCCGAATTACGTTTTAGTACTTGTCCTGCGGTCGCTCCTGTGGGTAGGCCGTCACCCCATTCATAGGCAGAGTTACCAGCATTACGCTGGAGTACTTTCCCTGCTGTTGCTCCGGCAGGTAGGCCGTCACCCCATTCATAGGCGCTTGCTCCTGAGTTTACTTTAAGTACTTGCCCTGCTGAACCGATAGAAGTAGGTACTTCAGCAGCAAACTTAGCAAGATTTATTGATTTAGTCATTATCTATTCCTCTATACATGATAAAATCTAATGTTGCCATTACCACCTGCACCGCCGCTTGAACCCCAAGAAGAACCACCTCCACCTCCAGGAACAGCACCTGCAGGGGCTGCAACGCCAGTGCCTTCTCCGCCACCAAGGTTAGGGTTTCCTGGATGTAAGCCACCAGCACCCGCGTAGGTGCTTGTTGTGGCTTGGCTGCCAGAGCCATCGCTATGAATGGTATTACCGTCACCAGCCTTGAAGCCACTACCAACTGATGTACCAAATTTTGAAGGATAATTGTAAGTAAAACCGTAAGTAGTTGTTGTTTCAGAAGAGCCATTATCCCCTGTTAGCTGAACAAAGCCAGAAGAAGCAGGGCTGGGCGCGCCATAGCCTCTTAAAATCGCCCCACCAGTTGTGTAGGTTACACCGCTTACTGTAATAGTTGTTTGGCCTCCAGCAGTGCCGCCTGAAGCGCCTCCTGCTCCAACAACATAACTTACACCATCTAGTTGAGCCGCTGTTGCAACTATAAACATAGCGTGACCACCACCGCCACCGTAATTTGGGCTACTACCAGTGCCACTTTGACCACCGCATCCACCTCCGACACAGTACGCCCAAACTATATCAGTATCAGCTAAAGAGCCTTTTGACCATGTGCCTGAGCTTGTATAAGTATTAGAAGGGGATGCCCAGTTAGGCGGGACTAGACCTATTGCACTTTGTTGTGCGCTTAATAGAGTTCTTAATTCTAATGAAGTTATTCCTGTACCAAGCGTGGGGTTGCCACTAGCATCGATATTCAAAGCTGCTTCAGGGCTATCGGCCCAAACATAAGCACTATTACCAGCATTACGCTGTAGTACCTGACTTGCTGCCGCCCCTGAAGGTAGACTATCACCCCATTCATAAGCACTATTACCAGCATTACGCTTTAGTACTTGACCTGCCGAGGCACCAGAGGGGAGAGTATCCCCAATGGCTTGCCATTCATAGGCAGTAGCGCCTGAGTTTACTTTTAATACTTGAGAAGCAGAACCTATGCTTGAAGGAACATCTGCTGCGAAGTCAGCCATCTTTCTTGTTATTGTCATTCGTTTATTCCTTTATACATGGTAGACCCTAACGTTACCTGCTGCACCCGCGCCAGAGACTCTACCGCTCTCTTGGTAAGCATAAGCAGAACCACCAGCACCTCCGGGATATACACCATCAGTTCCGCTAGCCATTCCAGACGCACCACCGTTTCCGGCGTAGTAACTAACCCCAGGTGGGGTAATAGTGCCACTCTGAACAGCTCCGCTATTGGCACCACCAAAAATGCTACTTCCACCAGCTAAGTTCGTTGGCGAGTATTCGCCGCCGTTCCATGATACTACCCCGACAGTCCCGTTGTGTGTTGGGATTCCAGCCCAGCCAACCATTGGGTCACCGAACACAAACGAAACATCTTGTGAAGCGGAGCCTTGTATACCCGTAGTTGCTTGGGTTGTTGAGCCGCCTAACACTTTCACAAACGGGTTCACTCCATGATAATTCGCAGTAGTCATTATAGAGCTTCCATAAGTTGATGTAAGAGTAAGTGTGCTAGCGCTGCCTATATTAAAAGTTGGGTCTGCTTGAGGTGCCGCAGCACCCCCTGCACCGACTACATAAGCCGCACCGTTAAAGAATTTAGCCTTTCCATACAGGATTAGGGCTGTACCTCCTTGCATACCACTTGAGTAGTATCCGTTAGTTAGGTCAACAGAGCCGCTCGAACCTCCTCCAAGAAGGTAAATCCACACATAGTCATCATCGGATAGAGAGCCTTTTGACCATGTACCAGAAGAGGCGTAAGTGTTATTTGGGGATGCAAAGTTAGGAAAGACTACATCGTCTGCACCTGTTGCAATAGTACCCCATTCATAAGCCGAAGCTCCTGTGTTAACTGTTAAAGCTTGTCCTGCGGTCCCAATGGCACTAGGCGCATCGGAGCCGAAGTTAGCAAAGTCTCTTGCTCTTGTCATAGTAACGCCTTTCTATTATGTTGGCTTAGTGGGCCAAGTTATGCTATTAGGGAATCCTGATTGGGTAGGTACATCACGTAAGGCGGCTCTGTAAGCTATCCAAACATCAGTTATATTGTCTGGCATTGCTCTCTTATCAGAATCGTCTAGTAGCGCATCGCGAGTAGCTCGCTGTAATCCGGAGGCTTCCTCTGTGGTCAGCGCTGGTTGTGTGCTAGTAGCCCCTTCAGGTAAAGCACCTAGAAAGTTACACGTTTGAGCTTCTGTCTGCATTGCACTAAGCCAATACTCTTCACCACGATGGTCTTCTGTAGCAACCCACGCTGAGCCATTCCATACTGCTACTTCGCCTTCTTCTACAGAAATAACTGCGGTAGTAGTGCAAAGAGCAGGTATGCGCGTAGAACCATCAATGGGGTCAAGTTTAGCTGTTGTTGTGCTAAAGTATACCGCAGTGTCTTTATCATAATTATATAGTTGTGTCATTGGGTATACTCCTATGTTTTAATACAGTACATCATTTGTACGTTAGTTGGTCTTGTTTCATTGCCACCTGTAGAGTTTGTACTAGCGTTAGTCTGAAAGTTCAGTGTACGTGAGCTTCTGAATTTATTGTGTCCGCCACCTGAGTCATAAAGGTATATGGGAGCGGTGTGATTGTGAGACTTAAATATGTCATCCTGCTTTGAACCAACAACATCGCCTGTAGTACCATCACCACGGTTAAGACGAGCAGCCCTATCAGGGTCGTTCGCAGAGCCGTTAGCAAAACCACGAATGAACTCGCCTCTGAGGTCTGGGATGTTAAAAGTACTTGAGCCATCACCAACACCGTAGTTAGTAGCAATCACGGCAAACAAGTCAGAGTAAGTTGTTCTAGAGACAGCAGCACCGTCACACTCAATAAAGCCTGTAGGCTCTGTAGCTATAGCGTGAGGGACAATCATACCAGTAGGTACTCCGGCTGCGGGGCTTGACCATGCGGCTACACCATCAGAGGCATACGCAAGTATCTGACCTGCACTACCTGAAGTAGGTATGTGGTTGTTCCCAGAAGTAGTTGGGTGTACGTAGTTGTTAGCTGAAGCTGCAATGCCATCTAGCTTTGTACCATCAGTAGATACGTCACGACCGTCTACAGTGAAAGTTGCTGTATCAAGGTTTGCACTAAGAGTAGGGGAGCCATCAAGAGAAATCTTCACAGCGTTAATATCTGAGATAGAATACTTTTGAACTTCTAAGCTGTCTCCTACTTGAGCACCTACTGCAAGTACTATTGCGCTTCCAGAGGAGGCTGTGTAGTCGGCATCAGGGAGCTTAAGACCATTAAGGAACACTTCGACTTGATTAGGAGTGTAGGTAACAGTAAAGCTTGTCTGTCCCGCTGTAGCTGTAAAGGCTGTATTAGTAATTACTGCGGCTGCTGCGGCTAACTCACCTACTGTGTACTTAACAAGTTCTATTGCAGCGCCTACTTGAGCGCCTGTATCGAGTACTACAGTAGAGCCATTAGAAGCCGTAAAATCAGAGTCAGGGAGCTTAATGCCGTTTAGAAAGACATCGATAGAACCTACAGTGTAAGAGAAGTTAAAGGTTGTTTGATTAGCCGTTGCAGTGAACTCTTCAGAACTCTTGATTGCCTTTTCGGTGAGAACTTCGCGTATAGCATAAACCTCAGCTTCAAAGATATCTCCTGCCTGTGCGGCAACAGCCAATACAATAGTAGTACCGTTAGAGGCTGTGAAATCAGCAGCAGTGAGCTTGAGTCCGTTCAGATATACTTGAATTTGTCCTGCAGTGTAGTTAACAGTAAAGGTTGTTGTTCCTGCTGTAGCAGTTTGTGTGAAAGTAGTGATGTGCGCATTCTGAGTATGAACCGAGGTTACTACAAACTTATTAATCTCAATGAGGTCATTTAAGCTAGCACCGGAGGCTAATACAACAGTTGTACCGTTAGAAGCAGCATAGTCTGCGTCCTGAAGCTTAATACCGTTGAGGAATACCATGATACCACCAACATCGTAGTTAGTAGTGAATACGGTTTGTCCAGCAGTAGCAGTAAACTCGATGTCTGACATAACAGCTGCTTGAGCCGTAACTGCCGAAACAGTAAAGGCTTCAATCTCTATACTATCACCAACAGTACAACCTGTACCGAGAATAATATTACCACCATCAGTTGCTACATAGTCACTCTTACCAAGATAAACACCATTACGATAAACATTAACTGCACCAGCAGTATAGGATACAGCAAAGGTAGTTTGTCCGGCAGTAGCAGTGAACTCTGTCTTAGTCTGAATAGCAACAGGGGCATCATTAAACTCAATGATTGCTCCACCAGTTGTCTTTGAATAAATCTTCTTATCAGCGAGGTTAAGTGCTAACTCTCCTGGCTCCAAGGCACCTGCAGAAGGGATACTGCTAGCTGTTGAAGACTTCTTGTGTATGATTTTAGTTGCCATAGGGCTAGTTCTCCATTGTGTATAGGAAGGTAATAATTATAGAATTATACCTACTATTATTAACAATAATAATAATGATAATAATAAGGGTTTAAAGGGAGGTTTAAAGGGGGTAGATAGGGGAACCCAAGAGGCACCCCCATCATTATGGTTAGGTATTTTTTACCTTAGTTATTAATAGCTTCCGCCATCCAAGGTAATGTTCTGAACAGTCTCGCTACCGAAGTCCCAAGCTGTATCTGATTCGTTCCAGATGAAGAGCTTGTTAGTTCCTGTACCACGTTCTACTTCGATACCTGCGTCAGCAGAAGGTGTACCAGTCTCGTCTGAGTTGAGCTTGATGATAGCATCACCAATGTTAACTTCATTAGAGTTCACAGTAGTAGTAGTACCATTGACAGTCAAATCACCAGCAACAACCACGGTACCTGCGTTAGCAGCACCACCGCTATTGGGGTTAATAGTGATAGTACCTGTGTGATGAACACTGTTAGTTGTGATATCAGCAAAGACTACGCTGTCGGAGGTTGCTACGGCTTGACCGATAGATACGACACCGCTTGCTACACCTACACCAGTACCAGCTGTGATAGCCGCTTGAGCGCGAGCATCAGTGTAGTACAGGTTAGTAGAACCTTCGCTTAGGACGTCTGTATCTGAATTAGACTCGTCTAAGAGTACCTTCCAAGCGCCAGCATGAGCAAAGTAACCTTTACCTGTAGCGTGCGCGTGAGCAAACATACCATGATAGGAGGCAGCTGCAGGAAGAGAGGCTACGTCAGCATACACGTTAGAGTACAGAATCTTGTTTGTACCCATGTTAAGGTCACCAGCCTGAACTGTAGTAACAGTTGTAGAGGCAGGTTGGATGTCAGCTTCAGCAAGTGTGTTGTTGACATACGCAGTGCCGTTGTACTTGATGATTTCTCCATCAGCAACAGCAGTAATAGTAGTGTCCTCTAGCGCTGCAAAGCTTGAGTAACCAGCAGAGGCAAAGGCAGAGCCGTTGTGTGCTTTAAGAAGGTTATTGGTTGAGTCATACCAAAGGTCACCCTCTGCAGGGTTTGCCGGAGCAGAGCTATCAACGTATGGACCAGTAAGGTTAACGATAGCATTACCATTATCTTTAGTAAAGACTTTGCGGTCTGCTAGGTTAATCGCCAGTTCGCCTTGGTCGAGGTCCGCAGTTACAGGGCTTGAGCCGCTGGTGCTGGACTTTTTGAGAAGAATTTTAGTTGCCATTAGAATGAGCCTCCGATA